AAGTGACTTAGGAATTGGCAGGTCTGAAATAAAAGAACGGATATATGGCGAAAAACCTTACTGAAAAACAACAGGCATTTATAGATGCACTGTTTAATGAAGCCGAAGGAAACCCTGTCATGGCATTAAAGATGGCAGGGTATGCCGAAGGTACATCTACAACTGCGGTTATGGAACCTCTTAAAGCAGAGATTGCTGAACGTACTCGTGACTTTATAGCAACTCGTGGACCTCAAGCTGTTTGGTCTATGATGCAGATTATGAGATCCCCTACTGATTTGGGTAATAAAGAAAAGATGGCAGCAGCTAAAGATTTTCTTGATCGGGCTGGTTTTGTTAAAACAGAAAAGGTCGAAGTAACATCGGAAAGTCCTTTGTTTATTTTACCTCCTAAAGCAGATGAAAACTAAAACTTGGAAATTACCTAAGCCTGAAAAACTAGATGGTGAATGGAAGTGGGAATCAATAGTTAGGGTCGGAAGATTTATACCATTTGGGTATAGACAAGACACTGATGATTGTGATATACTACAACCAATCCCAGAAGAGCTAGAGCTTTTTGAACAGGCTAAAAATCATTTAAAGCAGTACAGTTATAGAGAAGTAGCTGCTTGGTTAAGTGAAACTTCTGGTAGATACCTTTCACATGTGGGTTTATATAAGAGGGTTAAACTTGAACACAAGCGTAAGAAAGAAGCTTCAGTCCAACGTTTCTATGCCGAAAGGTACAAAGAGGCAGCAGAAAAGGCGGAAAAGCTTGAAGGTCAAAGACTCGGTGCCAGAACCAGAGTTGACTCCAGTCACTCCGAAGTACACGCCGAACACTGAAGAACAGGTACAAAGAGAGGTAATCTTTGAACCAAACCCTGGCCCACAAACAGATTTCCTAGCTTCAACAGAACAAGAAGTTTTATATGGGGGTTCTGCAGGTGGTGGTAAATCATATGCAATGATTGCCGACCCTGTAAGATATTTAAATAATCCGAATGCTCGAATGCTTCTTGTACGAAGAAGTACCGAAGAGCTTAGAGAGCTTATCTCTGTTTCTAAACAGTTATATCCCAAAGCAATTCCTGGTATCAAGTTTATGGAACGAGATAAAACTTGGGTAGCCCCTAGTGGAGCTACACTCTGGATGTCGTAC